CTAAAATCGTATCTTGTACACCAGCAGGTAGGTTTGCGAACTTTTCTATCAATCCGGCAATGAAGTTAAGTGCACGGTCAAGAACTGGTAGCAACCTATCGAAAGCGTCAAGTAATCTAACACCAAGCGGTTCAAGTGCCAGTTCAACCTTGTTCTTTAGCAAGGTCATTATTTCACCAAACGAAAGTGTGTCCTCTGAGGCTTTCAATATTGTCTCGTTTGAACTTTTCAAGGCTTTTTCGAACGCTTCGAAACTTAGCGTTCCATCTTGTGCCATTTTGTAAAGTGTAGCACCAACACGACCACCAAATATTTGAATTGTCTGTTCAAGCGACAATGTACCGTTGCGCAGGTCTTCGAACTTTTGCCTCAACAGTTCTTGCACAGGTATGTTTTGCTTAATAGCTTCCTCGGTAAGCTTAGATATTGCGGTACGTAATGCAATAATAGAAGTGCCAGCGTTAATGCCCGCTTTGTCAAGCATACCGATAAACGCAGCGGCTTCTGATATAGACATACCAAGTTGTTGAAAGATAGGTGCGCCTGTTGTCAGCGCATCGTTCAACTCCTGCATTGATATACCTGTGGATTGCGAAACGTTCCACAGATAGTTCAATACATTGGTCATTTCGCTCACTTGTACGTTCCAAGTAGCGAACACGTCAGAAGCACCCTTGACAGCGGTAGCAACATCGGTGTTGGTCATTCTTGCGAATTCAAGCACGTGTTCAGTAACCGCTTTGAGTGCGTCACCAGTCAAACCAAAGCGTGTATTTAGTTCTGATATAGCGATAGAAGCGTTGTTTGCGTTCGTTGGTATTTCAGCAAGAACTTGTCTTAGCACAACGCCAAGACCTTCAAGTGCCTCACCAGTTGCACCTGTTCCAGCCCTAATGTTATCCATTGCATTGTCTATATCGTTTGCTGCAGCAATTGCAGCACCACCTAACGCAGCAAGTGGCAACGTTACGCTTTTGGTAAGCGTTTCACCTACCGATTTAAAATTTTCACCAAGTTCTTTAAGCCTTTCGCTCGTTGTTTTAGCACTTTCCGTTGCCTTGTTTTCGAATCCACTAAGCGCTTCACTTGTTTTACGTTTTATTTCCTCAGCAACTTGCTGCGTGTCATTTTTGACTTCCTCAATTGCACTTTTAAATTCATCAAATACTGCTTGAATGGTAACGGTTACAACAGCTCCTAAATCCATGCCTTCATCACCACCTTGTTATTTGTCTCTTTTTGAATTCCTCGGCAAGTTTGCGGATTGCTTCACGTTCTTGTGGCGTGGCACGCTTCGGTGGTTTTATGAGAAGTGTTTCAAGCCTAGGTAATTTTTCAGCACGTGACAAAGAAGCAACCAAGTAAGCTTGAGTGATAAGGTTGTTTTGCTCGTCAATTGCACGTTTTCGTTTACCTTCGATAATGCGCATTACTTCGTTCGGTAACAGGTCAAGGCACACCTGCAAGTCAAGGTCCCAATAACCAACCATTTCGTAAAAATCAAAAGGTGGGAGAACCTCCCACCTTACCGAGTGGTTCTCATCACTCAGCCGTTCGAAAAGAAGCACCAAATGCCTCAGCAAGTGCTTGACCTACGTATTCAGCGATTGTTTTTACATCAATACCTGACTTATCGATAATATCGAGCACCATATCCTTCGTTAACTTTGGATCTGTTGCCTTCAAACCGTGGTAAAAGAGAATGAAAATTTCGTTCAGACCTACATTCTCGGCACTGAATTCGCTAAGTTTCCTTCCAAGCTCTTTTTCTATTTCAAGCAGTGCTCTAAATGTGAATTTAAGTTCTCTTTCTTTATCAAGCACAACCTTCATTCGCTACGCACCTCCGTTATGGGTTAATTGGTGTCTTGGTAAGTGTACCAGAACCTGTGAAGCTCACGCTATAGGTAGCGGCATCATCATACGGTGCTTCAAGTGAGAACTTGCTTGCGATAGCTTCACCTTCAAGGTAGTATTTGTCCGTTTTCATCTTGAGTGTGAATTTTGCGTCACCATTCAAGATTTTGTCTATGAACATCGAATATGCTTCTTCGCTGTCCCAGATAACACCGTCACAGCTTACAGACCAAGTTGCGTAAGTGCCTGCGTATTCCTTAATCCAGCTCATATTTTCTTGCTTTGAAGTGACTTCTACTGTTTCCTTGCTAACTTCCAAAGTAGCGTTCCTCTGACCGCCAAGAAGCTTTTCCGTTAAACCATCCTTCACGTAAATAAGCACATCAACACCAAGTATCATATCAACCTACCTCCTTCCACAAAGTTTTAAGTTAAGTTCTAACAGCTGTCAAATACTCAACACGTACCTCATAGACCTTGTCACTAATTTCGCTTAGCGCTGTGTTGGTTTGATAGACTTGCCAACGGTCTTTGAAAAAGTCACGCAGTGGTAGCATGTACGCTTTGTCTATCAACTCCTTTGCTTCTTTGAGGCTACCAACATAGAAGTACACACGCCAGCGTGCTTTGCCAGTTGTGTAGTTGTCTTTCGTGTAGGTCAGCACAGGCTCAACCGATGCAATACCAAACGGCAGCTTTAGATCTTTTGGTGGCACACGGTAGATTTTCACTTCAAAGAAGCCGCTTAGACTTTCTTCTGTTTGACCGCTGCCATACAGCACTTGGTCATACATTGCCTCATTGTAAGGCATTAGCTACCACCTGCCAAACGCTGCCGTATGCTCTCAACCATTTTAGCGAAACCTTCCTCAGCCGCTGGTCTCATGTACGGTCTTGCTGTCATCTTGCGTGTACCATATTCTACATAAGCAGCGTACGGCATGTTGGCTCGAACATCAACCTTCAGTGTTTCACGTATTTGCTCAAGCGTGTACGCTTGTATGCTACGTCTTAACGAACCAGTACGTACTGGCACAAGCACTCTTGCAATGTTCTGAACCTCAATTGCACCTTTATAAACTTCCTCACCTACCACTTGCATGATTTTGTTCAAGTCTAAACCTGTGAAGTCAAGTGTGATTTCTACATTTATCATGTTATCACCACCTTGGCATTTAAGACTTCCTCAACAATTGCCTGCACGGTCACCTTGTTTTCATCAACCACGTCAATAACCTTGTACCACTTGTCACCAATTCGCACATAGTCACCAAGATTGACTGTTGCTTGCAGCAGTTCAAGCACGTGCTGGTTGCTCCCAAGTGATATTATACCACCTTTTACAAATTTTTGCCTACTAACTTTTTTTGCCCAATAGCTACCACGCTCTTTTACGTATGCTACAGGTTCACCTTCCTCGTCAGGTGCTTCTTCTATTGCAAAGATTGATACGAACGTATCAAATTCAGAAAGAAGTGTGCCACTCGGTTGCTTCTTTGGCATTACAAGCCCCTCCGTTTTGGTAGAAGCGTGTAAATATCGTACAGGTCTATCGAACCACCACGTGCATAATACAACCGTGCCGCTGTTTCCAAGACAACCTGTTCAAGTTCCTCGTGATAGTCAAGCACGTTAAGTGTTTGGTATGTACCAGCCTCGTATTCATATTCATCGTCCCAAACCACGTTGACACCAACCTGTACTGGCACATAGATATTGTGGTACTTGCCAGCTTGCTCAATTTCAAACGTGTGTTCACCAAATGAGAAACCAGATAATCTTTCAACCAAGACAATTGCGTTTCTTAGTAACACATCAAGCACTGGTGCCTCCTCAGCAGCAACGTCTTCAGGTATCTTGGCATACTTCAGAAACTTATCGTATAACCTTTGGTAGCTACTTGCGTGGTTGAAGTCAAGGAATTTCATGCTATCACCTCACAGAAAGGGGGAAGGAACGCTCCCCCCGTGCCATTATTACATCTTTATTGCAAGTAACCTCACAGCGTTTTTATCTAACACACCGCCGCCAACTCTGTAGTGTACTTTGAAACCAACCAGACCTTGTGTTGCGTAAAGTTCGTTCAATCTCTGAATTGTTATTGTTGGTTTGTCAAGTGCAATGTAACCAGCTTTGAAGTCACCGAACGCAACTACTCTTGTACCAGCTGGTGCGTTGTCAATTTCATCAACAATGTAAACAGGTCTGCCAAGTATCGTGCCGCTTGGTGAAACAGAGATATCCCTGTCCCAAATGTAATTACCCGTGTTGTCTTTAAGTTTCTTTAAGGTCTTTGCGGCGGCTTTAGAGACCAACCAGACGGCGTTGTTTCTGTACTGCTCTGGCAATTCAAAGTAAAGCGTGATGATATCGTCGTAAGTGATAGTTGCGCCTTCAGTTTCATAAACGGTGTAGCTGTTCGTTGTGAAGATGCCCTCAGGTCTTGTTGTGCCGTCACCAATCAGAAACGCTTGTCTTTCAGCGTTGGCAATAGCCTTTGAGAACAGCTGAACAATCAAGGTTTCAAGTGCAACATCGCTGTCAGCAAGAAGGTTTTCACCAATTTTGACAAGTCCATACAAATCATGCACAAGAATTTCCTTTTGCGAAACGTACGGTGTACTTTCGGTTATGCTCGCACCAGCTTCAAGTTCTCCCCAACCAACCGTTACTTCAGAGATATCTCTAACTCTCAACCTGTCACCTTTGACCTGTACGCTTGTGATTAACGGTCTGATAAAGTTGACCTTTGGCAATGTTTGAATAATCGCCGCGTAAATATCAGGTGGTACAAGCACTTCACTTGTTGCGCTATCTGAAACAAGCGCCTTGGTTTCTGGTGTTATACCTTTTCTGAGAAACTCAAAGAAAAGTTGTTTTTGTTCCATGTTTTCGTGTTTTTCCATATAAGCGCCTCCTTTCACAGCTTTCATTTGTGCAAGCTCTTGTTCCAGACCTTCAAGTCTGGTTTTAACGTTCTTAACTTCCTCTTTGAGACCGTGCACGTTTTCAATAACCACGCTTTTAAGTTCCTCTTTCAGTTCAAGAACCTTTTCGTACATGCTACCAACCTCCTTCAACTTTTAAGTTCGTTTAAAAGTTCTTGAAGTGCCTTCGCAAGTTCTTCCTCAATGTTTCGCTGTTCTTGGTTTTGTTCTTGGTCTTGTTCTTCTGTTAGGTAACCAGCAGCTTTTAGTAGCTGCGTTATTGCATCAGCAACAAGTTTAAGTAGTCTTGCGTTTCTTGAACTTAGCACCCTACCTTCTTTTTCTTCCAGCAAACCACTGCCAAGCACACCGATTGTCAGGTTCGCTGCGAATTCAACCAAATCAAGTCTCTTCTCTTTCCAAGGTGGTGTTCTATCCATCTTTTCATAGTAGCGCTCAAGATGCCGTTTGATAGCCTCAATCTCATCATCTGGTATATTAACACCACCACGTGCACCTTGCAAGACCGCAGCAGCTGCAAAAATAGCTCGTGGCACGGCTTTCAACCTGCCGTCAAACACGTCAGCAATTGGTAGTTTNTAGCTCGTGAAGTTGTCCGGTTTCTCCTCATCATACCACAAGAACGCCTTCTTGTACTTGTCCCAATCGATAGTGTCCTTTTCACCGCTGCCGTCTTTTGATGCCCACTTTGCAACGTTATGTCTTGCCTTGTCGGCATCCCACGGCGTGTCTATATCAGCAAGCGGTAGGTCTTGGAACGGTACAACCTTTTTAACCTCGGTAACCTTTGCCAACGGGTTAGCTGGGAACTTCACGATACTAACCTCCCATAAGTCAAGTTTTTTCAATATGCGGTTGTTGCCTTCATAAACATAGTCCTGCGCAACATAACCGATAGACAAACCGTTTAAAATGCCACGTTTAAGCAGCGTTGCGGTCTTTTGACCTTCTGGTATATCGGTGTAGATAACAGCGTCAACGTACAGACCTTTTGCGTCCTCGTCAAGTCCTACAACTTTGCCAATCGGTTCATCGTGTTCGTACAGCACAGGTATGTTTCGTTTGCCGCTTCTGAATTCCGCAATAACCGCATCGAATGCACCACGTACAACCACATCGGAGTAGTAATCAACAACATCATAAACACTGGCATAACCGCTTACCAGCACGCTGTTGTCTTGCTCTTTCAGCTCTTTAACCTCAAACAGCAGCTCTTTGTATTCCATCGAACCACTCCCTTCAACAAGGTTTTAATGCAATTCATAAAGCAACGTACAGCGACAATTGGGATGCGCTGGTGGTGTGTCCACGGTTTGACCGTTCGGTAAGTCAAAGTAGCCATTTAAATTGACCTTTACACCGTTCATTTCAGAACAAATTTCACAGACAAGTTCATCTGGTGCGGTTAACCACTGCTTTTGACCTTGTAAACCTAATTCGGTAGCGCTGTGCACAACCATTTCGTTCGTTGCGTGCTCGTACACGTTTGCCAGCTCGGTTCTTGCTATCGTTTCAGCCCTCCACTGGTGCATTCGTTTCGCCTCACGTAAGATGATTTTCTGAATTGTCTTCTCATCATTGCCAGTTGCACGCAGTTCAGCTGCCATGCGCCGCAGCGTTTCCATTTGCCGCCTAGTCAAACCAACGTTCGCACGGATGTATGTTGCCAAATCGTCAGGTGAAAGCGGTTCTTTGACAATGTAATGCATCAGAACGTCTTTCAAACCAAGCTTTTGCTCATCGGTTATTCTTGCCACCAAGTTCGCACCACGTGTCAACACATACTTTGCAAGAAACACATCACGTTCATCAGAAAAGAACACCTTTAAATTTCTTTCGGTTAGGTCAATACCAGCATCGATTGCGGCACCGTACAGGTTGGCAAGGTCCTTTGCTAGTTTGTTACCATAAAATTCCTGCAACGCATTTATCACGGTTGGTGTCAGTTCGCCTGTCTGTATCATCTGAAAGACTTCTTGATAGGTGATAACGTTTTGCACAGCCTTACGGTTTGAACTTAGCACACGCACAAACTTTGGTTCTTCGCTTGCAAGAAGCTTGTAAAGGTCCTTGGTTGTGTTGATTTGGAATTTATTCCTCGATGCCATCGCTAAGGTTCACGCTCCCAATTGGCACTTTGTTTACTGGTATGTATAAATCGTCACCACCAAGGACTGCTGGCAAGTTCAGCGCTTTTCTCACTTCGTTCACGCTCATCACACCAGCATTAAACGCATTAAGCAACCGTCCCATAACAGCGTCTTGCGCTTCGTTAATTGCGTCCACAGTTCTGTAATCGATTGCGATAACTTCACCTTTTTTGAAAATGCCGGCGCTAATTTGTTCAACAATCATTTCAGCGACTGGTAGAACGGTTTGCAAGTAGAACTGCTTTTGCGCTTCTTGATAGTTTGAATAGGTTTTATTTTCGTTGTCCCCAAGCAACTCGCTTGGCACACCAAGGCCAAGCGCAATCTCCCGTGCCGACAGTTTCATCACGTTATAAAAATCCATTTCGGCTGGTGACAAGCTCATTGGTTCCCACTTGACACCACCTTCAAGTAATAGCGGTCTTCCAGCATTGCGATAACCAGAAAACTTTGTCTGTATCTCTTCTTTCAAGCGTAAATATTCCTCGTGCGTAAGCACACGCTCGGTTACCAGTGCACCGCTTGGTCTTGCACCATTTTCAAGCAAGCTTCTGTTCCAGCGTCTTGCGCTGTTGTTGAGATACACGCTTTCAATTATCACGTCAAGCGGTGATGAGGAAAGCACAGTATCGTCAAAGTTGAAGAACTTAACGTGAATTATTTCGCTCGGTTGAAGTCTTTGAAGTTTCGTATTCACCAGCACGTTATAGACCAACTGACCGTTGTTATCATACGATGGTGTGACCACCTGTGAAGGTATCAAATTCAACAGCTTCAACTGGTTGTTCACGTACACCTTTTGAATGTATGCGTTGCCATACAAGTACAGCTGCCAAACGATTTTGTTTAAGAAGTTCCAGAAGGTTGTTGTAGGTGCGGGATAGCGCAACAACCAGTTCAGTTCATGGTTTGGTACAATTTCACCTTCGGCGTTCAGTATCATATAGTCAAGCCTCGAAACGCTGTTTGCTATCATTTTAATTGCGCTTACAACGTACGGGTTATTTAGCGCAAGGTTCAGCGCCTCAGTGCGTGATATGTTCACAGGTTCGGTTGAGAAAATCAAGCTCGCCTTCGTTTCACGCTTTCTGAAGAAGTTGAACAGTGGCATTAAAAATCCTCCCTTCAAAGTTCACGAATTTGCGGCACGGTTTCAAGGCGCTTAAAATACGTATAGACCGCATATCTTAGTGCGTCAACCGTGTGGTCATTGAATTTTAGTGGTTCATCGGTCACGTTACCTTTCAAGTCACGCTTGTACGAATAGGTGCGTATCTCTTTTATCGTGTTCACGCAGTGTTTGAGTATGTAAATCCTTCTTCGCTTCAAGAAGTCTATTCCCATCTTAACGTTCTTGTCCGCAGGTTCTGCGTTGAAACCAGCTCTACGCAATTCCTCAATTCTTTGCGGTTCGGCACTGTCACAGTACAAGACCGCATCCCTTTCACGTACAAACGTCTTCAACAGGTCAATCAGTTCGCCGTTTGTTAGGTGCGTGCGATACAGTTCGTCCAGTACGTAAACGTTATCGTCTCTTAGACCGATACGTAAAACGGCAGTGGGATTATTGTAACCAAAGTCAACACCGTACAGCACCGCATCAAATTCGGTTGGTAGTTGCGTAGGCTCGATAATTTCATAGTTATTGTAAACCAGCGTATCAAGTTGTGCCCACTCACCTAAGGCATAGATTGCGTAATGTTCTTTGCTTTGGTTCGCTAACTCCTCAAGTACTCGTTTGTATTCCTCGTTCAAGAAGGGATTGTCTTTGTATGTGACTTTGCATATCGCAACGTCCTCTTCACGCCTGAAGTCAAAGAAGTAATCCTTAAGCCAAGAAGGTACAGGGTTGAACGTCAAGATTATTTTGTTCTTGAAACCAACACGTTTCCGTCTTAATCGTAATTTCAGTTGCATGTAATCCTCAAGCGAAAATTCGGTTGCTTCCTCTAACCAAATTAAATTGAATTCGCTTGACTTGATTTTTTCAGAGTCATCCATACCTCGAAAAAACAGCACGCTGTGGTTTGGTAATATAATCATTTGGTCAGCTACCTTGTAATCGTATGGTATGTTCATTTCGTTCAAGTAGTTGCGCACAAGCATAAGCGCCGACATTTTCAGTGAAGGGTTGGTCTTTCGTGTGATTAGCACGTGCAAGTTTGACCATTCAAGCGATTTGGTAATCAACCATAGTGCCGTTGTGTAACTTTTACCGGCACCAGCACCACCGTATACCAACACAACCTTGCGGTTGCTCTCAAGCGCCCGCCAAATCTTCTTTATTGCCGCCAGCTGCATCGTCCTCACCTTCAACAAGTTTGATTTTCACTTCAAACTTGCCTTCGCTGTGCACGTCAAGCTTTCTTCCCCAAACTTCAGGCATTCTTCTTTCAAGAAACCATGCGGCAGCTTGCCAGTTGCCATTCTTCGCAGCCTCAAGAATTAGTGCCACGTTACGAATGATTGCCTCAGCTTGCGCTTTTTTGTAGGCGTCAAAAAAGTCAGCGTATAGCGTGCGCTTACCTTCTTGGGCGTCACGCTCTCCGCGGTTTAACCAATCATAAAACGTTTGCCTTGATATATTCAAGGCGTCTGTGATTGTCTTCACGTCAACACCAAGACTTGCCAGCTTACGCACGTGCTCGATTATTTCCCTGTTCAGTTTCGATTTTGCCATTTGGTTCACCTGCCAGTTGATATTTCTTGTAACTCCAAATTTCGTCAAGGTATTCTTGTAACTTCATCATTACCTTCAAATTGTTCTCAGCAACCTTCTCCCAGGCTCCTGGTTTGCACTTCACTTCATGTCTTACCACGTTGCCGTTCTTGAACTCGAGCCACGTGTTGAAGGCTGCTGCTTTTATCCATCTGGTGCTATCAACGCTGTCAAGGTTGTACTTCTTGAGAACGTCAAACCGTGTTAAACCGAAACCGTGCACCTTTGCGTTATGCTCGTGCGCCGTTTTAAGAAACCAACCAATGTATTCATCGGGCACTTCCCTCACGTTCGTACGATATTTTCTAATACAATCAAATTATAGCACATTTTTTAAATTTGATGAGCAATTTGCAAGTGATAAAAACATCAGTCCAACGGAGAAAAAAAGAGATTTGAACATACATTTGACTTTATTTAATTACCAATCTTCAATTTCAAAATTCAATCCTCCATCTTCTGTTGTATATACACGTACAAGTGCTTTCGTCTCTTCCTCTTCAACTTAGCGATTTGTTTGTACGCTCTTAGCGTATTATCTTTTCAATTTTAATGTCTTCCATTAATCTCACTTCCTGAAGTGATGATAAGCAAGTTCTATTAATTTTTGAGCTATTTCATTTCTTTTGCTAAATACAATATCGGTTATAGAATTAACCAAAGGTACAGTCGCTTCACTTGGTGATATTTTCTTAAGCA